GCTCAGATTGGTAATAAGGGTAGCGGTGATTTGAGTTGTGGACTGCACTGAATACACCAAGCAATCTCGGGCACTGGCCGTGGTTGTGAGCGTTGGCGCAGTGCCGCCAGTAAAGTCCCACGAGCTGCCATAAGCCAGTGTCCGGCTGCCGGTGCCGTCTTGCGTGATCCAGATGCAGCCACTAGCACCAGCCGTCAGGTTGGTCGGGTTAGCCAGGGTGCGGTTACCGCCGAGGGTGACACTGAAGTTATTGGCTAGTGCAAAGTCTGCCGTGATCGTTGCGCCATCGGTCAACGCGCTAATGGCGCCGCGCTGTTGAGCAGTAAAACTCTGAGCGGTGTTGGTCACCGCCACGTTGGTGATGGCGCCAGTATTGCTGTTGACGCTTAGCACACCAGTATTGGCTACGGCAGTACCAGCAACTGAGATGCCCGAGCCAGCCGTGACGACCGTGATATTGGCAGTGCCATCGAAGCTGACGCCTTGGATGTTGCGGGCGGTAGCCAGTGCCGTGGCCGTGCTGGCGTTGCCGGTAAGCGCAGCGGTGATGGTTCCTGCGCTGAAGTTGCCCGAGGCATCTCGGGCAACGATGGCCGATGCGGTGTTGGCGTCGGTGGCTGTTGTGGCGCTGTTGCTGACTTTGCTGGCAGTGCTAATAGTTGCCAGCTTTGTATCGGCAATTGCCGCGCTTGCGTTGATGTCGGCGTTGACGATGCTGGCGTTGCCGCTCACGATCACGTTGCCACTCTGGTCCGGGAAGGTGATGGTCCGGTCAGCCGTAGGGTCGGTAGCGGTCAGGTAGGTTTCGTAGTCGTTGGCGGTGGCGCCCTCAAAGGCAAAGCTGCCAGCGGTGCCAATCAGCAGCTCGCCGGTCATCGTGCCACCTGCCTTGGCGAGCTTTTCGGTTTCTAGTTCATCAAGAGCAGCTTGAACGTTGACCGCAGCGAGGTTGCCGCTAGGCGTGTAGCTAACTTGGTTGGCGGTGACGCTGGTGATTGTCTGGCTAACGTCCACCTCGGTCCATTCGTTGCCGTTCGACAGGACAATGTCCGGCGGGGCCAATGCAACGTTCGGGGCGCTGCCGCTGGTAATCGTGCCAGCCTCGGAAACCACCAAGTAGTAACGGTTGTTGGCAGTAGTTGCAGCAGGCAGCGGCTGACCAACGACCAAGCCAATGGCTGTGCCTTCTGCCGTGACGGTTGCAATCAAGCCCGTGCCGCCTCCGGCAGATGCATCAAACGTGCCAGCAAAGATAATCTCACCCACCGAGATGCCGATGGGCTGGAAGACGTTACCGTCCCAAAGGAAAAGGTCGCGGGTTAGAGGATTAAAGAAGAACTGACCAATCTGGTCTGCAGTGGGTTGCGTTTCACCAATCTTGGTGATGGCGTAGTTAGCGAGCTTGGCGCCAGTGACCGTGTTGTTTGCCACGCGGGCAATGTCCAGCGAGCCGCTGGTCAGCTTGGTGGCTGGCAGGTCTGGAATGTCTGCAGCAATCAGCGCCGTGGCATTGGTGATATGACCTTGGGCGTCAAAGGTGAAGCCGTTTTGAGTGGCGCCTGCAATGCTATTGGTGTGGTTAAGGACACCACTGCCATCAACGCTCAGGCCCGTGCCAGGGCGGACTGCGCCAACGACTGAGCTGGTGGCGACGGGCAAATCGCTGCCTGTAACGCTGGTACTAGCAGTAATGAGGCCCACGGCGCTGTAGCTGACCTTTCGGAGTTGGTCGCTGACAGCCGTGACGGTGTTGTCAATCGCAATGGTGCTGCTGTTGACGGTCAGGCCGCCGCCGTTGACAATCACGCCGCCCTTGGCGCTGGTTGTAGCAGTGGGCAGGTCTGCACCAGCAATGGTGCGATAGCTAACGGCTCCAGCAGAGCCAGTCGGGCCTGCTAGAAACTGGGCGGCAGCGTCTGTGTTGTCGAGGCTGGTGCCGACCGTGGCAGTATCGCCGCTGGTGCTAACTGTGATATTGACGATGCCGCTGGTATCGGCAGAAATGGTGTTGATGGAACCAGCGGCTTTGACAGCGTTCCACGTGTTGTTTTGCCAGAGGTAGAGCTTGGTGGTATCGGTGGTCAGGCCCAGTTGACCGACAAAATCACCTGTGACGGCATCAAGCGCAGCCTTGCTGGCAGCAACGATGCAAGTGCTTTGGTCCGCCAGTTTGGCGGCAGTGACGGCGTCGGCGCCAATCTTGGTGGCGGTGACTGCACCTGTGGCCAGCGATGCCTCGACGATGGCGCCAGCGGCAAAGCTGATCTTGGCGCTTGGGATGGTGCTATTAGCCAGCAGGGCAGCGCCAAAGCCGACCAAGTCGCTGACGGTGACCTTCTTGGTTTCACTGGCACTGATGTCTGCAACAGGCAGTTCGTCCGTGGCTGCAAGGTTGGCGCCAGCGAGAGCCTGCAGTTCTGTGATTTTGAGGTCTGCCAAGGGTTAGCTCTCCTGCTCTAGGGATAAGTACGAGCTGGCGTCTTGCTCAAGCTCAAGTCTATCGCCGTTTTCCTGCAGCAAGTAATCGAGCTGGCCCACGCCAGTACGAAGGCGAATGGGGCCTGTCGTAATGAAGTCGGCTGTCACTTCAACAATCGAGCCAGGCTGGAACGCAACGGCGGCATTGGTGATGATGCCGCTGATACTGTAGTAGATTCTATCGTTTAATTCATCTTGTTGGCCCGTTGGAGAATAGTTTTCTGTCTTTACAAACAGTTCGGCATCAAATTCGCTGCCAACTTCCGTGCGCAAGATTAGCTGCAGCAGATAGTTGCCACTTTCAGCAACAGTGTCGAGGTAGTCCCAATGGCAGGAGATGGTGCCCGAGCCAGACATCAAGCCGCTGTATTGGCTGCGAAATTCTTCTGACAATGCCGTTACGTCAATAGCCTCGCGGTTTGTGTTGATCTCGTAGGATGTCACTGCTCCAAGTAAACGCGTGGAGGCATTTTCAACCTTGACGCTAATTGGGATGTCGGAGGCGATGGAGGTGAGCGCGATTGCTGTATTCAGCTCGCCATCCAGAGAGGCTGCAAAAGTGCTATAAAGGCGGATGCCGCCTAGATCATCAACAAAGACATACCACTTGCCGCTGGTTTGCTTGGTGTTATTAGCCCAGCCAGATGTGCTGACAAAATCAAGAACAACGCCGGTGGTGCTGGCAATTTCAACTTCATCGCCACTAATCAAAAAGCCCGGTTCAAAATCAAAGCTGAACCGGCGGCGACTGACATTGATGTCACTAGCATTGACGACAGACAGCTTTTCGCCTTCGCTGCTTTTGCGGCGGAGGGCAACGCGACCATAAGCACCAAGGTAAGTGGACATTACAACGCCACTCCAGTTGCAGCGCCTGTGCCTTGGAAGCTGATTTGGGCGCTCACCACTTCGCCAACACTTGCGCCATAGGAAGCACTGGTGATAAAAGCGTTAAGGGTGACGGTTCTGCTGCCAAGCGCCAGGATGAAGGCAATGGAGGAAGTGCTGGGGGCACCAGTGCTAATGACGCGTTTCACTTGTGTGGCGGCATCGTTACGGGCAGTGGCGTCTTCGTAGTACAGAAGCGTGGCTGAGCCGCTGTACGAACGGATGCCGGGCGTATAACTGCGGTCGTCGTCGCCCAGCGTGGTGGTCTCCAGCATCTCAAGGTCGGCCTGCAGGGACCAGTTGGTCACCTTCACCTGCGTGGTGCCAGCAATGCTAAGTGTGCCGTCTTTGCCGGTGTAGAACTTGCTCATGATGTGGTGACAACCAAGCGAATGGTGACGGTGCTACGACCGGGTTTGACGCTGGCAATATCCGGCGGCTCTGCATAACGATAACGCAGCCCCGATTGTGGTACAAAAGATGAGCTGCTGCCGCTCCAGCCCGTTTTTGCGTTGTCGGGCAGGTCAAAGGCGGTGAAGGTGCCCTTGGCGGTGTCATAGCCAGAGACAAACAAATCGGCGTCAGAATCGCTGATGTTTTGATAGGTAAGCTCCAGCGTGCCGCCAACGCGTTTGTTGCCGTAAAGGATGCGCGATTCAGCGCCACTTTGCGTGCGAAACAACTTGACGGGGTAGTCGCCCGGATTGAATGTGCGACTCGATGGCTTGAGGTTGGGCAGGGTCATCAGTCAGGCGCCAGGTCGCTTACCACCGTAAATCCATTGTAAGAAGGCTTCAGTTCATTGGCGACTACGCTGTAGCCATTCTCGTCAATGGGGAAGTAGCTTGCGCTGATGCGTGCCAAGCCTTCCTCGTCAAGGTCGATGGAGTCCACCATGTAGACAAGCGAGCGCGTGGTTGTGTCTCGAATGGCAAAGATGGAACCGAACAGCTTGTTTGCCTTTGGCTGGCCATCGACAATGCTGACCGTAATGGTGTCTTCATTCACTTGGTTGTCGCTGCGATCCCAGAAATACACCTGCACGCTTTGACCGTTCGTGAGCTGGGCGGGCGTGATAATGGCGCCATTGTCTTTGATGATGCCGGATGCGCCGGGCTGGACATAGCTGGACTGGGTGACAACGCGGATGAAGTCACCCGGAGCCAGGCCAAGACCGTAAGGCAGCGTTTGGAAGCTGACTACATGGGTGCGGTGGCGGCGAGCACTTAAGGCATATTTGGCAAACAGCTCGGTGTGGTAGCGGCTGGTGATATGGGTGAAATTGAACTCCTCTAGCGGGCCGTTGGGCTGGTCTGTGTAGTACACGACTGCCGTTTGCTCTTGCGGGAAACGGTTGGGTAGTTCGGTGCGATAGCGCACCATGGCACGAATAGGGAGACGCTCCTGGGCTTGGACGTATTCAAGCTGGAACGAGTCTTCGATGATGTTGCCTTCGGTGAAGATGCCCGAAATGGGCACCTTGACATCAAACATTGTGTAGTTGCGTGTGGTGTCAATGGGGAGAGCAGGTTCGATTGAAAACTTGCCGCCGCGCATGACAAGGTTGCAAAGCAGCGATGTACTGATGCGTGCTAGGTATTCGCGCAGGTTTTGTGGTTCTGTGATGACATCGTCAAAGTACAAACCGTTTGCCTCAAGGAACGAGCCAGTGCGTGCAAACTGCGCAAGGTCGATTAAGTCTGAGCTGATTAGTTCACCTGCACCAGTGTGAGCATTAGTCAGAAGGTAGTAGGCAAGGTCAGTGAAGATATGAGACGAATCGGTCGTGAGGACTGTGTTGCCATTACCATCGCGGCGGATGTTGGTCACTTGGATGCCATTTTTCTGGTAGAGATGTAGCTGTTCAAAGCTGCTAAGACTGATGCCGCTGCGGACGCTAATCCCTGCCATGGCGCAGCCCGTGTACGATGCAACGCCGTTACGAACTGGGTCGTTGGCAAGATTTTCGTTGACGTAGACCAGCTCATGCTCGGGGCCATTGTCACAACTGCGTGTGATGAGGTTGCTGTAATGCGAAACTTCTGCAATGGCGCTATTTTGCTCGAAGATGCGCGGCCCCGACACTGCGGTGTAGGTGCGTGTTGTGGCTGGTGTATTAACTTCAAAAATATAATCAATCAAGGTGTCATCAAATAATTGTTTTGTGATGGTAAAGATTTCGCCGCCGCGCCATGTGCCCGCAAAATTTGCTGGGATTGACTCACCGTTAATCAATGTCCAAAAAATTACGCGGGCAGCTCCAGGATCATTGCCAAGATTTTCTACACGCAAGCGCATGTTGAGTCGGACGGTTCGGCCTCCACCACTAAATTGGAAGTTGTTTTTATCTGTTTCGGTGAATTGGTATTCGGCGCCGACAGGCAGCGGAAAGTACGGAACATCCGTATATGGAGCTTCAGCCACCTGATCAGGGTCTTTACCGATGGCACGGGCAATGCCGTTGCTAATGCGGCGGAGGTTGGCGTCGGCATTGTCGCGGTATGAAAAAGCGCGTAGTAACCGCACGCTAGAAACTGGTGCAGTGGTAACTTGACTGCCGGAAAAGACGGGGTCGCTGACCATTTCCGAGTGGAGTGCCAGCGCGGTGATGTCATCGAGAAAACCTCGCACGCGAATGGTGAAGGTGCCGTATTGCGTGACAATGCCCGAAGCGTCGTAGAACGGATTGACTGCCGTAATGCCATCACTATTGAGGCGGATGCACAATCCTTTATTGATAATCTGATTAATTTCGCCTGAAGTGATTGGGCGGATGCGATATTCAAACTGGTCAAAGGGTTGCGCAATGCGGATGAAGTTGTACTGATCTTGCGGGGCAGAACCAACCACGCAGAAGGGGAATGGATTCAACTTGGCCCAGCCTTCTTCGGGGTTGTAGTCGTTATTGGCGGGCCTGGCATACAAATGGAAGAATGAAGCGCGACGGGCATATGACTGGTTTGTTCCAGTGGAAAGGCTGGTGTTCTCTACATCGTATTTGTGGAGCTTTTCAACCGAGGGGACTGAGTTGAAATTGGTAATGCCGTTGAAGCGAGTCCAGACATTGCTCTTGATGCCAATTTCAGTTACTTCACAAGAGCGAGAATTTTGGAATGTGGCCACCTCGGCTTTGCAAATTGGAAACCAGGCTTGGCCAATATCAAACAGCGGGCCATCAGCGCCCTCTGGCAGGTTTGTATCTGTGGTAATAAATGGGCGGTAACATACGCCGACATAGCCCGGACCGCCATCGCCATAAACTGCGATGCATTTAAGGATGACGGTGTAGGGAGACGAGTCGGTTTTGTCGTAGACGTTGTCGGAGGGTGTTCGAGAACTCACCTCAAACATGCAGTTGCCAACCATCCATTTGGTGCCAATCTTCAGCAGTTCGTCTTGTTGTTCGTGCTCAGTTTGGATGGCGGAAACAATCTGCTTGTTATCGACAGCATCAATGTCGGGGTTGGCGTAGGTGAATTCAAGGCCACGCTGCCTGTTGGCGATAATGTTTGGATTGCTGGTGTCGTAATAAAGGGTATCTTGCAACTTACCTGCGTTGTAGATGACAGTGACCGTGCCGCCAACAACCATTTCGACGCGCAAGCCGTTGCTTTGCTGGGGTGATGTGTATTCAGTGCCATTGACATTGGCTGACACGATGCCAAACTGGCGGGCATAATTGCGGCCCGTTCCGGCCATCTTGGGGTTGCCTGCAATCTGAAAGCGTTTGGCTGTGTAAGAACCTGCCGTTTGTTCGGAAGAGCCAGACAAATAGGAGACAACGTCCCAGTTCAGGCGGTACGGTGTGCCGTTGGGCAAGCCGTTGTAGGCACCAAATTGAGTGCGGGACGATGGGGAAAACGAATGGCAGAAGGCTTCAGCGGTCAAGCCTGCAAAAGTTTGAGCGTTGAAAGCGTTTTCGTCAGGACCGACTGGCGTGCCAAAGCTGCCGTAGCGGTTGTTATGCCCTCGCAGGCGGCTGTCAGGCGTAGTGCGAACACTGCCGGGTAATGCTGCGTAAGTGGTTGTGCCGGCGGCTGGGGTGCCGCCTTGGTAGTAATACCAGCGGTAGTCACCATCAGGGAAAGAGTCAAGAGGAAGTTGGCCGATGTAAACGCCGGCACGGTCGGCAGCAATCTCAGCGGGGGTACTGTATGGACCGCGTGACATAGGCGACTGCCCAGCCAAGAAAACCATGCTGAGGCTTTGGTAGCCGCCCCAACTAAACATGCGGCTCCAGACCAGCTTGGGAGCGACCATGATGCCGCCGACGTAATAAAAATCAGTGCGTCCGTTGACGTTTAGCTGAACGCGCTGTTGCCTAGCGAAGACAATGGGAATCGTTTCGCCGTAGCGGCTTAGTTCTTGGTTGGCTTGGAAGCCGTAGGTGGGGGCAAAGCGGTCGCGGCCTGCGATGCTGTCAAGCGTGCGGTTACCGCCTTGGCGCTGTTGCGCAGGTGGCCTAGGCATCAGCAGCAGGCTCAGACCTGATGACACAACGCCAAGGACCAGTGAAACAATGGCAATAATCAGGCTTGTTTCGTTTTCAATGTCGGGAATATGCGCATACTCTGCCGGGCGTTCGCGGCTGAGCCAGTCGATGCGCTGCTTGAACTGGAGGTATTCCTGCTCGGTGCAGCCCAGCTCTTGGACTAGCTGCCGCTCATAAGGAAGCAAGCGCTGCGGTAACAGCGGGGCGCATGAAACGCCGTAAGCGGATGCCAGGTCACCGCTCGCAGGCTGGCCGTTATGTAGAGGATGCCGTCCTGCCAAACTGTCCCAAACGCGTAATTCTTGTGTGGTAGTAAAACCACATCTCCATCATACAAAGAACTTTGAACGCGGTAGCCCCAGTCGTGGATAGCCTTAAGGATTTGACGCGGTGGGGCATCGTACCAGCATGGGTCAAAGGCTGGTGTGGTGATGCCCAAGCGGTCAAGGGCTGTGTACACAAGATGGATGCAGTCAATGGCGCCGTCGGGGCCGGTGCCGTCTGCGCCGAGGCGATACGGGCAACCAATCAGGTCGTACATCAGCTCAGGCGAACTTGGGCAGTCGTTGGTAGCGGGCCGAACACATCCTCTGTGATGCGGCGTCTAGGCACGTCGCCGCCGACTGCGTCGATGACCGAGGAGATTTCCAGACGAAGTTCAGCTTCGCTCCAGATGGCACCGGCTACTTGTCCGGCGTAGGAGCTAAGCACGCGGTAGTCGGCTTTGTTATCAGGGTTGAGCATCAACATATCCACCAGTACCACCCAACTACCATCAACCAGCGTAGCGGCCCAGCTACGGCTGAGGGAGTTGTTAGGCAAAGCAAGCTGCGTGGATTGGTTGTCGCCACTGCGATTGACTGTTACGCCCGAGAAGCCAAATGGCAAAAAGCCGTGGGTGTTGCCGTTGTAAGCAACGTTTTCGTTAATCCAGAAGTTCTGGAAGTACAGCGGTGCAGCACTAGCCGTGCGGGGTTTGGCGGTCAGCATGTGACCTAGGGCTATTTCAGTCTTGAAGCTGGTATCCATCAGTTCATGCCGAGGCGGCTACGGGTGGCGCGAGATTGCTGCAAGCGGCGTAGGGTGCGCTGTTCACCTTGCGTGGCACCTTGCTGAGCGGCTTGTGCCATGCCGGTGCGGAACTGGTCAGCGGTGACGTAGTCTACGGAGTTGATGCGCTCCACGGTATAGCGCACGTCAATGGCGGCTGGTGCCATTGTGGCGGTGCCGCCGCCGGTGCCGGTATCCTCACCAGCAGGAATCACTGCAGAGCCGCGAGCGCCAGCACCGTAGCGGTTCATTGCCGAACGCATCTTGCTGGCTGGGATGACGTACTCCGGCTCGCCGCCTTCACCAACAATCGCACTGGTAGGGCCAGTGACGAAACCGCCTTCCGCGAATTTGACGCCGGCATAGCTAAAGGGCGACACTGTGTTTAGTGCGCCAGCGCCGCCTAGGTCAGGCAGTACGGTTGTGCCTGCGCTGAAG